TGTAAAACAGCGAGTCGCCTGGCTGTGTAGGATTCACATATTCCGTGGTTTTGACAGTTAGCGTCATCAAAAACTCACTTCCTATTATTACGCAACCATCCTGCCCTCTATTTCTAGAAGAAGGTGTTACGAACGGCATGGGAATATCATATCCCATTCGCCGGTTTATTGTTACGTCACCGCCTTTATTCCGAGAACCTCTGTTCTCTTTTTTCCTATTGCGTGTACGTCGGTTCCTGCGTCTTCCAATATTTTGAGTGTTGTTATTCATATAACCACGATTGCGCCCATTACGAACGTTGCGATCGCGCTGAACGCCCACTCTATTGCCTTTGGTGTTTCGCCGCCTTTGAACCAGTTGATTACGGGATCGACCACTTCCTTGAACAGAAAGTCGACTGCCCTTTCCCACAGTCCTTTTTCGATTTCTCGAAAAGCGCTGGCCGTTGGAGACCCTTCTTCGTCCATCATTTCTGCGACGAGGAGCATCAGTTCTTCTCTTTCCGCCATCGTTAGTTTCTTGGATCGTTTCTCCAGTTCTACTAAGGTCTGTGCTAATTTCTTGAATTCTCTTGAGGATTTCTTGTGTTTTGTTGTCATAAGACATCTGTTTTTTATTTTTGTCCATCCCTCCCTCCCTTACTTCTTCACACAGTTCATAATTCATCTGTGTATTCTGGGTAGGTATATAACCAACATTAATAGCATATAAATCCGCATAATGGAGGATGAATTTTCGATATTCTTCATAATTAGGTGTGAAGACTAAGAGTTCAAGTAGTGCTTTGAATCGCACAATTTGGTTTTGGGGAGTAGTTCCTTCCTCCAAAACACAACTAGAATCCAGTACTTTATTATAAGAGTAATAAGGTACATATATTCTATGGTATAGTTTTACTTCCATACCTAGAAAACTGTGGCCTTCCACAGTATTTGATCGTTTCCACTTTTCAGGATTATTATATTCGATATCCATTCCAAACTGCCTAAAAACCGCAGCTTTCTGAATCGGATCGGCCATAAAAGAAAAGTGATCGCTACATCCAGATAAATTATCATCCGAATAAATAGCCGTAGTTATATTGTCGAGTATTTCCGACAAAAGAGGGATCCGTGAATGGATCTTATAGTAGCCTACAATTGCCTCATAAAATATCATCGCCATATGTCCCATACAATTATCAGAAGTTGTATTTTCGGAACCAGAACACTGGCCTTTTTCCAATTGGATAACTTCTCCAGTTGGCAATATAACAGTAGGATATATTTCATCATAGGCTATATCCCAAAATAAATCTTCTTCTTCAGGGGTCATATCTAGAAAATGAGCACGCATTTCATAACATAGTTCTTTGAGTGCAAAGTTCTTGTCCCATCCCGGAACATCATATTCGTAAATATGCTTCATTCTAGAAATTGGCTCAATCAAACGGTGAAAGCCCTTTTGATGCCAATTAAATCCATATGCCATCCAAGGCACGCCCTTTAAATCATTATTAAAGTCCTGTGAGAATAATTTTTGCCACATGAGAAAATTCGTCATGGGCATCATAAAACTTCGCATTTTATGATCTTCCAGTATTTTAATTAAATTCAAACGTTCCCTTTTCATATTGAGCTGCCATACACATTTTTCGTACGGAGAGTACAGTATGTCGTCATATATATATTGGGGAACTTCATCTTTTGTCTTAAAATATAGGTTCAACGGTATTGAAGGTGACCGTGAAAAATCCATATGTAGATCATTGTACCGCCACTTACGTTTAGGTATGTAAGCCGACAAATAATCTTTCAAATAGCCCTGGGCTATTTGCCACATCCGATTATCTGGAATGCGACGCAATCCATCAAACTTTAGCACTGCTTTTATATAGTTGGTAGTAGTTGTCTGTACCTGTCCTATAGTCGGCGTGTGCTGTAAATTAAGCCTCGCTACATCATCAGTTATCATGCGAACTGGTGTCTCATGAAATTTAAAATACTTCTTATTATTAAACATCATGCCTTTAAACTTTACATGTTTAAAAGAATTGACTCCCTTAAAAATCTTGGGAGATCTTGCCACAATAGGTGGCATTAGACACCAGAGTAACGAGGCTGTCCTTAAAAATCCAGGGAAGTATCCCCGAAGAGTTCTTCTGCTATAGTCGCAGAAGACACTCCCATACAAATATTATCCTGAGTTCGACTAACATCATATTCTTCATGTATGGCTATAACTTGATCACCGTGTAAATATGGTGATCCACATGATCCTTTCTCTGAGGATCCAATAAATTCATAATAAGGTCCCTCATAGTGTCCCACTCCTGTGGTCATCTCATTC